TTCTTATTTCTTTTTTAATTTGTTTTAAATCATCTTATGAGATTGCTTCATCAACAAACTTATAGCCTGTTTGTTTCTCAATATTCTTCTTTCTTTTCTTTTTCATTCCTTTTTTACTAAAAGCATATGGTGTCTGATAGGTGTCTATACTGGCAGTAGTGGTTATTTCTTTTAGTTTTCTACGAAACAACCTACTGGCTAATTCCCTAACTAAATCCTTAAATTTTGTTGAGTTCTTTATCGAGTTCATAGTATCTCAACAATTGCACTATTGATTTATCTTCGGTTATTTTTCCTTCAGTTAAACAAAACTTACCTATACAATTAACTGCTTCGTGTAATTTTATCTTTAATATCTTATCTTTAACTTTTCTTATTTTTTTGTTAAGTCTATTTTCTAATATTGGTAATTGATTTTTCACAAACGCATTAAAATCATTGGTATTGGAAATATTACTTATGTATTCTTTCAATACTTTCTTTTGTTCAGAAGTTAAATTAGTATACTTTTTATTGAACTTCTCCAACAACACTTTATACGACAAAATTCTTAAATCCTTGTCTTTCATTTCGTTTGGAATATAAGAATCTGTTTTTTTGTCTTTTATCGTTGTGATGTTTTCAACAATGATAAAGTAACTCTCTGTTTTTTCATCTGCATTCAACGTAGTAAAACCTTCAAATAATTTGTATATGGATGCGAATAATTTATAATTTGGAATTTTAGATGATAACATCGAGTTCACTTCATAGTGTCTTTTAATCTCTTTTATTATATTATACTTTTCTCTTCTTAAATTTATATTGCTTAATTTACTCCTTTGTCTTAATACTTCGGATAAAAAATAATCAGCTTTACTTTCTGATTTAAACTTTTTTTGTATTAGTAAATTATAGAGGGCTAGTTCCTTACCCATCTCCGTATTTTCGTTGAATTTCTTTTTGATTATCTTTAAGGCCACGGAGTCTTTTTTCTTATTTAATACGTCAACTGTTACTTGTCTGAGTAAAAACTCAAATAGTAGTCCCGTATTCCTCAATTTATTGTGTTTAAAATTGCTCATAGGAATTCCAAATTATGTAATTATTCATATATAAATATAATAGTTTTTTAATTAAGAGAGTATTTAACTAATCCTCTATTATATTTTCTTCACTTAACATAGAAGATTTATTTTTAGGAAATTTAGTCTTTAGTTGGTCTAATATACCTTCACGAGCAACTAATGTGCTGGCTTTTGATGTAGCTAGAGGTGATTTACCTTTGAACTCCCTTTTACCAAAACTACGATGTCTTTTTTGTACCTTACCATCGTCCTCACGAGGTTTATTTTTACCGAAGTATGATTTCTTACTACCACCCCAATCTTCACTTCTACCTACTGAGAAATCGTCATCATCCTCATCATCAGTTGGTTCTGGTTCTTGTGGTTCTTTAGCAGGATCTTTACCCTCATCCTCTATCTGTGTTAATCTAAACTTTTGTTTTGTATCCTCAACAATACCTTCATATATTTGAGTCTTCTTGTCATCTGAGAAATCAAATATATTGTCGTAAATCCATTGACGACTAAATAGTTTAGTATCTATGGCCTTTTCGGCTGCTTCAATCTGTTGATTTAACAATTCCAATTTCTCTTGTTCATGTATCATGGATGGATTTTGTAACTCTAAATCAAAATTAATCAAATCAGCATCCTCAAATCCTTGACTATACAGATGAACAATACCTATTTTGGTCAATTCACTCACGATTATCTTTTGTAATCTCTCAATTGTACGAGCAAAACGAACATCCTCAGCAGCTAATGTAGCCTTACCACCACTCAAACCCTCTTCATATCCTAAGAAAGCTTTTGGTATTCTTAAACTAGCCATCAACTTGTTTCTCAAGTATTCTATGTCGTCTATTTGGTCATTGTTAGAAAGACCTGGTAGGGTGTCAATCTCCGTTCCACTATCTCCACCACGAACAGGTAAGAAGTAATCTTCTGTCACCGACTCTACATTATATTTTAAATTATACTCACCTGTTTTTTGGTCGATAACAGGAATCTTTTTCATCTTGTTGATGATTCGTTGCATGAACTGCTCAACTTCTCTCGGTGGTATATTTCCAACATCAATCTTGAATATTCTTTTTTCTGGTGCTCTCATGATACGATGTATCAACATAGCATCTTCCATAAGAGTCAACTGTTTGAATATCTTTCTTCCGTTTTCTAATAGAGACCTACCATAAGGTAAGAAGTTTGTATCGGATAGAAGTCTGAAATGAGCCATTTCATAGTTTTCAACTATCTCCTTGTGTTGGTCGGCAATCTCAAACTGAATTAATTGTGGATTAGCAGGATCGTGGTCTTCTAATCGTGTAATGTCATAAGCACTAATCGGTTTGACATTTACGACTCCGTACTTATCCACGATGTCCAACTGAAGATAAAAGTCACCATACTTGGTCATGTTACGAATCCAACTCCACAAGTTAAACTCTATGTTGATTACATCATAAAACAGGTTGTGTAATATTTTTTCAACTTGAGCATTCTCGGTTTTTATTTTTAGTATCTCACCCTCAATATTATCAACCGTGGATTCATCCGAATATATGTCAAGAGCCGATGCTATAATCGGGTCTTGATCCATCAATTCATAGTCTTTAAATAAATCGTGTTTTCTAATCTCGTAGGCAGCTCGTCTATTTTGAGCAACCGCATAAGGATTTGAATATGTGTTTTGCATCAACCTTTGGTATCTATCTATAAAGTTTGATGTTAAACTTGTTTGTGTGTAGTCCAAATCCTTTACAATCAATCTATTGTCATCAGTTTTTCTGATAATAACATTTGATTGAAACAGTCTACCTAATTTTGTAAAAATATTATCTGCCATAATTTACCCCAATAACCAACTTAAATCTTCTTTCTCACCCTTAATCTCTATTTCATAAGGATTGCTTTTTGGTTTTATATCGTTTGTCATAATTGGTGTTCTTTCATTTAAGTTACCTATTGCTCCCAACATGCTACTTTGAAATTCGTTCCTTTCGGATTGTATTCTGATAGCAGTATCCCTAATCCATAACAGTATGGAATAAGACATTACCAAATCATCATTGTATCCTTCAAGAGCTTCGGTTTTACTATTCTTATATATAAATACAAAAAGTTCATCAATTAATCTTGTTGACTTTAACTTAACCATTTTTTCACGAGTATACTCTTCCATTTTAGCAACAATCAATGGTTTTGATTTCATTGTTGTTGAAAAACCAGGTATTTTATTTCTATCAATGTTTCTATATTTGTTCGTGTGTTGAATGTCCTCATCTACAATGAGATGATTTTTTTCTTGATAAAATAAATTTTCGTATCCTCTATCGATAATTGTCTGTAATGTAGCCCAACCTATGTTGTTATTTTCAACGACAAGTAAAGCATCATTGTACTTTGTTCCCAATTCTATGAGAAAATTACCGAATTCTGTTGTGCCGAGTTGTCCTTTATATTCCGCAACTTGCTCCATTTCCTCAATGTCAAAAACTTGTGCTGCACTGTAATCAGTTCCATCTCCCCTTGCAACATCGGCACAGATTAAATATTTTTTTGAATAATCAGGATATCCCCATATCCATAAATTTCTATCAAATCCACTCTTTTCATTTGGTTCACAGCACATCTTTTCCTTATACCATTCCAATACGGCAGGATCAACAACAGAACGACCAGAACTAAGAAAGTCAGCATCACACTCTTGAGCAGCCTGTGAAGGTCCTAATATTCTGTCTTGCTCTCTTCTCCAAGTTTCGTCTCGTTCAGGATGACAAGTCCAATGAAGTTTTACCGTGTTGAACTTGTTTGCACCATCTTGAGCATCTTGCCATGTTTTGTGAAACCAATTACCTACACCATTAGGTGTTGATATGGCTAAAAAACGACCACCAGTAGCCAATGTCTGTTGAGCAGCAGTCCATATCACATCAATCTTTTCTATAAAAGCAGCCTCATCCAATATCAAAAGTGATAGGGCTTCTGAACGACCTGCACTTTCATTGGAAGCGATAGCTTTTATCTGTGAACCATTTTTAAATATTAATGAAAGTTTGTTGTTCTCAACAATAGCAGTTTTTAACCATGCTGGTAAACCTTCATACATAATACGAACCTTTGTAATAAGGTTTTTAGCCGTATCTTTAGCAGTGGCAATAACCAAAATGTTCTTATCGTTTTGAAACAACATCATCCACAAAGCATAAGCAGCACTTAATGTAGATATACCTAACTGTCGTGATTTCAATATCACGTTATAGTCATTATTTTGATACTCTTTTAATACATCATACTGAAATGGATACAATTTAAACTTTATCTTACCTCGCTGTGGGTGTTGAATCGTACAATACTGATTGATAAAGTATGACGGTTCTTTTGCACACTTGAGATAGTTCTGTTTAATTGCTTGTTTTAAATCACTCATCGATGTGATTCCTTTCCTATAGCATGTGCTACTTTTTCATCGAATTGATTTTTTTCTTTTATCTCTTTCATCTCTTGTTCATACTCAGACAAAACAGATTCCCATCTTTTAGTTTCCATTTCCTTTACCCAATCTTGCCACTCACCCTTTCTGTGTAAATCAGCTTCAAATTCTAATTGACAATGATAACACCTTGACATCCTATTAAAAGTGTCTTGGTCAATATCTTTTAATATCATTTTATCACAAGTTCCGCATTTATCAAATCCTCTCGGTGGTATTTTTGTAATCTGCTTTCTCTTACCATCTTTAATTACCCATTTATGACCACGAGAATCAACCCATTCCTCACCTTCTTTTCTTTGAGATGTTTTCTTACCTTCATATCCAACTTGAATAGGGCGTTTATAAATACCTTTTGCCATTTTTCTTATTTTTTCTATGTTACTCATACTGTAATCTCACCTTCTCTACTTGTATACCATTTACGAAACTGTGCTGGAGTTCCAACTGTTACCTTGTTCTCTGGCACTATTTTTAATAATTCTGACTTGTATGATTTTGTATCACGACTATCGTTTTTAAAATAATAATCATCCCAAACCCTTTTTAAAACAAAACAATCTATCACCTTTGTATTGTAAATCAATATCTCATTCCAATAACTAGAGTTTTCTGTACTCTGTGTTCTCATACTAGCTTGAACCCTATCTTTATGTTTTTTTAATAATTTATTCGTGGTATCGATATACTTTTTAATATGTTTTTGAACTATAGGTGCTAATTTTTTCTTAATTAATGCAGTTTCTTCTTTCCAACCCAAATCCTTGTTTTTAGGATCGTCTTCAACTTCCCCTACAATTTTATCTTCTATTTCTCTCCACTCTGCATAATCAGGCAACTTAGCTTTTTTAATTACATTTCTTACTAATTGAGAACCAGTACCAAATACATGATGTCCCATTACCCACCTACGACCAGTTCTATCAGGTACGGTGTCAAAATCTTCAGCCTTACGACCTAATAGTAGTCCTTCAACATAAAAGACCACACCACCACTACCAGTCTGAACACCACGACCTTTTGCTAATCCAGTCGATTTATTGGCTTTGGTAAATGTTGATATTGATTTTTTCTTCCCAAGTATTTTTGATACACTTTCTATATTTTGTGGGCTAGTAGTATGAAAGGCATTTACAGGTATTTTTCCAAATAAATTTTCTATTTGTTTTGGATATAAAGGAACATAATTTTGAGTCAATGTCCATTGTAAAGCATCCCTTGTGTGTGCTGGATACCATTCATCATGTTTCAACGGTGACATGGCATAAATTTCGTTTATTAAATCTTTTAACTTAAACATTAGAAGAACATCAAACCTGTTATCTGATTGATTGGAGCAAACGCACCCGTAAACTTATATGTATTTCCATTATACTTAAATACAATTCCCTCTGATGGGACAACCGCATCAAATCCACCTATGGCATTTA